ACCAGATCGACGAGCGTAGACGCCATGTGGGATACTCCTCCGTAATCTCAGGGTAGGGGAGGGTCTGGCAGGCCGTCAGCCGTCGAAGCCCGGCACGATCGGCACCGACACGCAGCGGCAGTTGATCGCAGTCCCAGGCCACACAGGGCCCTCTCCGTCGCCGAAGTCATGGCCCTCGCGGATGTCGTAAATCTTGCCCGAGAACGCGACATGCTCCGGGCGTGGATGCTTGCCGCCGGCAGAGTGCAGCCACTTGGCCTTGGTGATGCCGAGCTCAATATGCCGCGCTTTGGTCATCACGGCGGTGGCTTTGTTGTTCTGATCCCGCGCGATCAGCGATGCCCGGCGTCGGGTTACGCCATAGTTCTTTTCCAGCGCCTTGGTCAGCGTGCCGAGGTCGCGGCCCTGGCTGACCGATTGGTTGACCAGCATTTCGACTTTGGTCAGGTGCTGGCTGGCGATGGATCGGATCAGGCCGACGTTCTCTTGCCTCACTGCGGCGAAAGCATCGCGCATGGCAGGCGTCATCTTGAACCGCACCGAGAAGCCGCCCTTACGCAGCATGTCGGCAAGCGCCCGGTCGCAGCGTGCGCGAGTCTGCGTGGCAAAGTAATCGGCGAGGCTGTCGGAGAGCGCGTCGAACTTGCGCAGCCAGCGCCGGCCGACCTTGGCAAGCGCGGCCTGCAAGGCCTTGGCTGGGATTTCATCAGCAGCGAGGGTCTCAGGCTCGCGGCGGTTCCAGACGCGCTCGATCTCGCGGATCAGCGCCTTGTTCATGTCGAACAGCGCTGCGTGAACCCGCTGCTCGTACTTGACGCGGACCGGGGCGGCGGGACGGATGGGTTTGAGCATCACTCACCCCCGAACGCCAGCGTTTCCCCTTCGTCTTCGTCATTGTCCTCGGGCTCTGGCGCGGGACCGGTCAGCTTGCCTGCATAGAGCCCGCCCGGTTCGGAATTGAGCCGCTCGCGGACTTCCTCGTTCGACACCGCGCCCGTGTTCACATACGTCGCATCGGCCTCAGCATCGCTCTTGCGGATCGCCGCCTTGTCCGCGTCCGACATCTCCCAGAGCGAGGCAAACTCAAAGCTCAGCCCCTCGTCGATCTCGCCGAACAGGGAAAGCTGCAGCACCTTCAAAATCGTCACGATCGCCGGGCCCAGCACCTTTTCCTGATAGCCCTTGATGCGGTCGTAAAAGGTGCGGATCTCGCCGTCCGACGATGCGTTGAGGCCCGAGGGTGTGATGCCGAGCAGGATCACCAGCGGAATGCCTGACACCGACGAGATTTGTTCCAGTGCCTGCGCCTGCAGCTTGTCGAGGCCCGCGATGGGGGCTGAGATGTTGGTGAAGTCCTCGGTGTCTTTATCGACCACGAATGTGCCGCGGTTGTCGCGCGTCTTGTTGAACAGGTCGAGGCGGCGCGGCAAACTGGTCGGGTCGTTGATCGCAACGCTGAGCCGTTGATCGAGGTCGGTTTTGAGGACCATCACCGAAAACGAATGGATGAGGTCCGACACCGACTGCCGAGCGCGCAGCCAGTTATCGACGTAGGGCTTGCAAAGCTGCGTCAGCGACACGCCGCCGAACGCATAGGCAGGCTTCAAGAGGTTCGGCATCGGGCGACCGACCAGCGTCAGCAGGCGCGAGGCGTGGACGGTCTGGCCCGAGACATACCAGGCTGATGGACGGTAGAAGTCCGGCGCGAGTGGATTCTGCGCGGTGTATGGGCCGGGATAGACCCATGCCGGCTCGATCAGATCGGCGCGCTTCAGGGGGCGGTCGGGGTTGATCTTGGCCTTGTCCAGCACCAGAGGCGCAGCCTGCTCGTCGCGCTTGTCCCAATCGCCGAAGTCCATGTGGATGTGAGCGCGCCCGAAGAAGCACTCTTTTTCGACCGCCTCCTGAAACAGCGCGCGGATTTCGAGCCGCTTCATTTCCTGAACGATCTGGGCGACCTTGGCCTCGTCGCCGGTGATCGTGATCCACTTGCGGGTGCAATGCTCAGCCCAGATCGATGCGACGTGGCGATATTCGGCGCGCTGGCTCAATTCGGCGAGGTAAGGGAAACCGAGAAAGCCCAGCCCTTCGTGCGTGACCGATGCCAGCGCATAGGCCGCGATCTGATCGGCGCCGGCGGGCAGTGAGGCGTCGAACGCCATACCATCCGGCATTGTGCCCGGGAACGGCGCGGCGGGCTGGAACGTGATGCTGGGCGCGGTGTCAAAGTTCGAGATATTGGCAAACGACGCCAGGGCCTGATGGGGCACACCGAACGGGCGGGGTTGCTCTGCAGGCACCAATGCTGCCGTGCTGTTCCAGAAGGCGCGCCACGCTGCACGGATGCGGTTGAACATGAAACCTCCTTGGCGTCGGTGCCGGACGAGCGGCGCAACCTTGTAAGGTTTCATGGTAGGGCCGGACGTGGTATGTGCATCAGGTGCTGACGCTCGAAGAACTGCTGATCGCCGCCGGGTTGCTGCCCGACCCCGAGCTTGATGAGGCCGAGGTGGTGTCGCTGATGGCCGAGATCACAGCGAGCCTAGAACATCCTCCGACACCGCCAGAACCGTCCGACCTTCCCAAAACGCCATGACAGCCGCGTCGGCGAGGTTGTGCGAGGGAATGCCGCGCCGCTTGAGCGACTTCTTGCTCTCGACCTTCATGCGCCCGTTGATGCTCTCCCGGCGCGGCTGTGCGAGCTCGGCGGCGAGCTTGTCGCGCAGAGGCAAACCGGACGGGATTGAGATCAGCGCCTTCGGATCATAGGGCAGGCCATTGCGCGCTTGCCAGGTGTTGCGGAACCGGTCTGCAAGCAAGCCCCAGCCCTGCGCCTTGAGGTTGGCGAACATGTCGCCGTGCGTCTTGCCAGGCTGATATTCGCGCTCGGGCCGGTCGGGCGTTTCTGATGCCGTCCAGCCTTTGAACGTCTGCCGGCGGTGTTGCCGATCGCGCGCGACAGCCTCCGCCTCAAGCCGACGCAGTTCGCCTGGCACCGATGCGCCAACGCCGATGTCATCGACGTGCAGCGTGTCAAGACGCTCGCGGCAGGCAAGGTCGAAGGCCCGCGCAGCTGCAGCGTTGGGGTTCTCGTCGTGCCATTCCTCGAGGCCGGACAGGATGCAGCCGTAGCGCCAGGCCATCGCGTTGGGATCCTGCGACTTAGGCGCGGCCACATCGCCTTCCACACCGCCCGACACGTCGAAACCACCAATGCGCCCACCGCCGGTCGGGAAGCCTGCAATGGCAAGGTGCGCGTCTACTGCCGCCTCAATCCACATCGGCTTGATGATCGACAGCGCGTTGTCCGCGACAGGCTCGCCAAGGTAGATGTGCCGGTATAGCTCTGGATCGGTCTGGCGCATCAACTCCGCATCGTCGCGCAGTTCCTTGGGAAAGCGCGGATTGTCGGTGAAGTTGATCTTGCGGACGATGCTGTAAGCGCGGCCGTCTTTCTCCGCCGGGTAGATCGGATCGGCAACGAACCGCTGGTATGTGTTCTCGAGCGGGTTCTCAGGGTTGAACGACACCCAGATTTCCGACCCGTCCTTGCGCATCGTCGGGATCAGCGCGTTCCAGCTTTCCTCCGAGACGGGGTTTGCTTCCTCGAGCCACGCCGCGTCGAAGTTGGAGAACCCTTTGAGCTTCTGCGTGTTCAGCCGGTTCGCGCTGGCCTTGATACCTGAGAACTTGATCACGCCGCCGGACGCTGGGCACTGGATTTCGGTCTTAAGGATCGTGAACCACTCGTCGAGGCCGCGACGCTCGATCTCGGCAACGAACTCCTGGTAGACGCTGTCGGCAATGCTTTCCATGATCTCGCGGAAGCACACCACCCGCCAGCCATGATACAGAACGTTCGACAGCAGGATCGTGCAGAACGTGCGCGTCTTGCCGGATCCACGCCCACCGTATGCGACCTTGAAGCGAGCGGGCTGGAGATAGTCCCGATAAGCCGGGAAAATGTCGATCGTCTCGCGGGTCACTGGTTTGTGATGTTGTAGGCCGGCGGTGGGGGCAGGTTGACGGTCACATTCGCCGCGGCTTCCTTGAAAGCAGCCACATCAACATGTTTGCCGCACATTTCCAAAGCGCGCAGGGCGTTCTTGCGATCGTTGTCGGCGTGAGCTTCCTCAAAGACCTGCGCGGCCTTCTCCAGCACCCATTCAGCCGTGATCTTGGTCGCTTCTGCGCGTCGAGCCTGTGCGTTGGCGATTGCGGTGGCAATTTCAGGTTTCGTGAGGTTCTCGTGACCTACTGCGCCAGCAGTCCGCGCACTGTAGCCAGCCCGGATCGCCGCTTGCGTGGCGTTCAGGTCGATGAGGTACTCATCAACAAACCGCTGCTGCTTCGGCGTCAGGCTCACCACACCACCTCATTCCATCCGAGCTTCTTTGCCCTCGCAATCAAATCCTCATCCGACAGCACGTTCAGGAACCGCCGCCAGTGCGTTCCCTTGGCATTGGGGGTGCCGTCAGGGTCGCACCTGTAAACCGAACCGTATCGCCGCAGGAACTCAGCCGCCATGCCCGCTTGGGTCATGTCGCGGTGCTGGATCATCGGCCGGGGCGTAAACCCGCGCGAGAGGTGCCCTGTGGTGCCCGTAGGACGCGAAGACCGCATCATGCGCAGTTGGGGCGTCAGGCCGCGCTCTCGCCGCCAGCGGGTCACTGTGGCGAGGCTGGCATGGTAATGGCGGGCTGCACCTTGAGATCCGAGCCGGCGCAGAACCGCGAGAAAGTCCTCAGGGCACGACCGGCGCAGACCGATCACCGAACAGGGTTTGCACTGACCGCGTGACGAGCGGTTGATCTCGGTCCCGCAAGTCCGGCAGTGCTTGGCGGGGTACTTGGTGCGCTTGCCCTTTCGGCCCTTGGGTGTCCTGCTCATCGCGGCCTCGTGCTGGTAGCGGTGGGGTGGGGTGAACAGCGCAGAAAGCGGCGCAGAGAACGGCAGCGCGATCTGCACCGGCGTGGTGAGGGTTGGCGTGATGGGGGCGAGCATCATGCGGCTTGCTCCTGGTCAAAGGTCATCAGGTCGGCGGCGAGTTCACGCGGCACACCGGCGTACAGACCCGCCCGCCAATTAGCCCGCACCTGGTCGAGCGTAAGGGTGCCAGCGGCGACGTGTTTGCGGTCGGTCCATAGCCGGGTGAGGGCTTCGTGGTGGGCTAGGTCGAAGTCGTGGATCATTGAAGCGACCCCCGATCTGTCCACGCTTCCCTTCGCGCGCGCGTATTCCTTCCACAGCGCTCTTTTTCTCTACTTTCTATTTTTTCTTTAGAATAAGAGTAGAAAGAGTAGACAGGGGGCAAACGGCTAGGATTTACGGGCGTTTTCGTGTCTACGCTTGTGTCTACGGTAGTCGTTCCGGCGAGCGTAGACAGAGGGGGTTGCGTAGACGAACGCAGACGGTCCGACGCAAAAGAAGCGTAGACAAAAGGCACAAGCGTAGACACTTCCGTAGACAGAAGCGTAGACACTTGCGGCGAGCGCGTGATGATGTGGAAGGGCGTCATTCTACACGCTCCCACATCCGAACGCTAGACCTGTCTTTCATCTTCTTGATTTTAAGCTCAAACCCCAGCTTGCGCAGGCACTTGGCCACCCGCAGTTCGGCGCGCCGATCCTTGCGCTCGTGCGGGATGCCGAGCTCTTGCAGCACAGCGGACGTGGTGCAGGTCTGGATGCCGGTCAGCTTGTCTGCGAGGATTTCCTCCCAGATGTCATATTCCTCGCGCTCGGCGACCTGCTGGACGGCCAGCGCTTCCTCCTCGGCGGTCAGCCACCATTGTTCGCCCGCGTCGAACGCCTGCCGCGCCTCGGCCCAGATCTGGTCGCGCCGGGTGGTGATCAGGTCGATGTTCGCCGCCGTGACAGCGACAGGCCAATAGCGCCGGTTGCCGGTCGCGTCGGTCAGGTATCCGCTTTCGCCGGGGTTGATCGTGCCGAAGAAAATGCACTGGCGTGGGTGCGTGCTCGCCATCTTGGCATAGGGCAGCACGACGGTATCGGCGCGCATCGAAAGCATGCCCTTGACGGTGTTCTGATCCTTGCGCTGGATCGCGATGAACTCGGCAAGCTCGACGCACCACGCCCCCATCATGCTCATGACCATCTTGTTGTGCTGGTCGAACAGGTTCACCGACTCCGCGGTGACGTCGGGGCCGAACAGGGTGGCGATAGCGGTCGACTTGCGGATGCCCTGCGGCCCTTCAAGGACCAGCAC